GCTTTCAGCATACTTGGCAGATCAAATTCGACAATACGGGAAAACCAACGGGCGCATCAGTTATGTGATCCATCAAAGCCGTATTGCATCCCCATTGCTCGGATGGCGTTGGAGATCGTATAAGGGCAATCCTCATAACCACCACATTCATATCAGTTTCAAAAAAAATCAAGATAACAACTCAGATTTCTTTGACATACCACTACTAGGAGGCAAGGCATGAAACTAACAAACAAACATAAGGCTGCAATTAAGTCATATCTAAGAGCTGTAGCTGCCTCCGGCATTACAGTCGCATTGGCAATTGTTGCTGATATTCGACCAGAGTTAGCAGTATTGGCTGGAGCATTAGTTGCACCATTAGCCAAGGCATTAGATCCAAAATCAGGGAGCGAAGCTGATTATGGACTTAATGCGAAATGACCGCAAACGATTGGGTTGGTATAGCCGTTGGCGTTTGCGCCGTATCAAGCACTTTATTGCTGGGTCTGCGCTGGGTTATTAAATCTTATCTTTCCGAACTCAAGCCAAATTCTGGCAGCTCGATCAAGGATCAAATTTCAAGACTGGAACAGCGTGTCGATGATCTGTTCATCTTAATCAGTAAGCGATAATTTTATTTATGGCGAACACACGAAAAACCAATAAACGGAAAAAGATCAATCGTCGAGTCGTTCGCCAAACTCCTGAGCCGTTATCTAAATTAGATCAACATTACACAGCTCTGCATGAGTGCTATAAAGCTGCCAGAAAAGCCGGATTCACACCAGAGCATGCTTTTTGGTTGATGACTGAACATAAAACTTTTCCTGATTGGATTGTGGGCGATGGTGGGATAATCCCATCCATAGATCCAACTGACGATGAGGATGACGATTAAGCGATATCTGGTAATTTCAGATTTACAGATTCCATACCATCATGAAGCAGCTGTCAAGAATGTCATTAAACTGGCACGCCGTGAGAAGTTTGATAGCGTTCTATGCGTTGGCGATGAGATTGACTTTCAAACCATTTCTCGATGGGCTGAGAAAACACCTTTGGCTTATCAGCAAACCCTTGATGCTGACCGCAAGGCAACTCAAGACATTCTTTGGGCATTAACTGAAAATGCCAAGGAAGCCCATATTGTTAGATCAAATCACACAGATCGGCTTTACAACACACTTTTAAAAGTGCCGGGCTTACTTAGCCTGCCAGAACTGCAATACGCAAAATTCATGGATTTCGATTCACTTGGTATAACTTTCCATAAATCCTTTTATGAGTTTGAAAAAGGCTGGATCTTGGCTCATGGCGATGAAGGCAATTCAAATCCTAATGCCGGAATGACTGCGTTGAATTTAGCCCGAAAAACGGGCAAAAGTTGCGTTATTGGGCATACGCATCGCTTGGGCATGAGTGCCTATTCTGAGGGCATAGGAGGTCATTACAGACCTTTATATGGCATTGAGGTAGGAAACCTTATGAATAAGGCAAAAGCCTCTTATACGCGAACTGTAGCCAATTGGCAGATGGGTATTGCTATCCTCGAATGGAACGGCAAAAACATGACTCCTACGCTGATTCCCATCAATAAGGATGGCTCATTTACAGCTCTTGGAAGGTCTTATGGGGCGTGAAACCGACTATCAGCCTCGCACGATTGATACTCATATCGATGAATTTGAGGATCTTGGCGTTATCTAATCGTTATAGAACACGCCGACACTCAGGTAGATAAATAACTTGATTTAAGTCAAACTTTATGTATTCACAGATGGTCTGTGGATATGTAAGGGAGCGACATGAACAATCTGGAAGCTGCATGGATATTCTTTGGAACGATGTTTGCAGTAATGTTTTATTTTTCATCATTAGGAAATGCTAAAGACACCGCCTATTGGCGTGGTCGTAAAGACGGCTGGGATATGCACCGCCGAATGATTGAAACAAAGCAAAAGTCTGATGAAGTGTTTGATTATGAAAAGCACAACTGAGGCTTTATTTGATGAAGTCATTACTACGCTGCAACAGCGCGGAAGTGTCTATGGTCATCCATTCTACAATCACAAACGAATTGCAGGCTTATGGTCTGCCTATCTCGATTTCCCTATCACACCACACCAAGCTGCATTATGTATGGCATTGGTCAAGGTTTCTAGGCTTACAGAAACACCAGATCATGAGGACAGTATCAAAGACTTCATCGCCTATGGTGCTGTCTATAAAACTGTGCTCGATGCAGTCAAAGACGACAGTTGGGATGAATAATGGCTTTTAATTTAGAGGACTATGAAACAGTTGAAACGAGATTGGAGAAATGGCATGGAAAATTTCCAGACAACAGAATCGAAACTGAACTCATTGAGGCATCAAACACTCGATTCATTGTATTTTGTAAATTATTCAAAACCGAGGCAGACCCAAAACCCTGTGCGACGGGGCTTGCTTTTGAAACGATTACGGATCGTGGCGTTAATGCTACTTCTGCGCTGGAAAATTGCGAAACTTCAGCGATCGGTAGAGCACTTGCAAATGCAGGTTTTGCAGCTAAAGGCAAGAGAGCATCTAAAGAAGAAATGAGAAAAGTAGTCAATCCAACTTTTAAGGAAAAGTTAGATAGTAGGCAAAACATGTATGGCAAGCCCGGCACTAAATCAGCACAGATCGAAACAATCCTAAGAGATAGTTTTGCAGCTGATAAACCTGCTGAGCCAGTTGCATGGTCAGTTGGTGATGTTGTAGCTGAGATTGGATCATCAACGCCTAATGAACCTCCATCTTGCGAGCATGGTCATATTCTTAAAGAAGGAATATCTAAAGGTGGTAAGCCTTATTATGGTTATGTTTGCAAAGCCAGACAATGTGAAGCCAAGTGGGCAAAACTTACAGCTAACGGCAAATGGTATTTTGAAGGAGGTGAATAAATGGGTTATTTAGAAATCATTGACGGCTCTGGTCTAACTGCTTCCTTTACGGATGAAGGAGTTAAAGTCGAGCCATCAAGAATTACTTGCGATACTTGCAATGACGACAGATTACTTCATCAGGGCGATCTGCTTCAATGCTACTCCTGCCACACGATAAATCGAATTCCTTATCCTGTGAATGGAATCCAAGATAATGCCTAATTACGATTACGAATGTCCTGGCGAGGAAATCGTTATTGTAATGGATTTACCAATGGAGCATAAAACTCCTAAATGTCAAGTATGTGGTGCAGAAATGAGGCGTGTTTATACAGCTGTGCCATTCATACTTAGAGGAACTGGCTGGGCGAGTAAAGATGGTTAAATTCCGTTGTAATTTCTGCTCAGCCAATTCAGAGTTTATCTGGCTTGATGGTTATGACAGTCATGAAGGATTTAGGGTCTTTCAATGTCTTAAATGTCAAGCCATAGGCACAAAGAATCTAGCAGAATCAACTGACACTCAAGAGCCTGTCATGCGCTGCACTAAATGCGGATCTTGGATGTTTGCAGATAAGGAGTGCCATACATGTGCGATTCTCATGATCAAGGAGAACACGAAATGAACTGGACTTATCAGAATCAATTGCGTGCACAATGGATAATAGATAATCCTGATGCTGAATATGAGGGATGGATGTCAATATGAAATTGCTTGATCTATTCTGTGGCGTGGGTGGCGCATCTGTTGGTTATGCTCAGGCTGGGTTTGAGGTGCATGGCGTTGATTTGAAGCATGGCAAACGCTACCCATTTACTTATTTGAGGGCTGATGTGTTAAATGTATTGCAAAATGATGAGTTCATCAAGCAATTTGATGTAATTCACGCAAGCCCACCATGTCAGACCCACAGTATTACTCAGCATTTGAGGAACGCTCAAGGTAAATCAACCAGCAAGGTTGATCTAATACCACAAACTAGGGCTGCCTTAATCGCATCAGGTAAGCCATACATAATTGAGAATGTGCCGGGAAGCCCTTTGATTGATCCTATTCAATTGTGTGGATCATCCTTTGGCTTAAAGGTTAGGAGGCATCGGCTATTCGAATCTAACATGCCATTAAAAGGATCTATCTGTAATCACAAAGAACAAGGCAGACCAATAGGCGTTTATGGATCATTAAATGATCAGATACCTAATGGAGGTAAGACTGCTGAAACCATAGATCAAGCAAGGCAGGCAATGGGTATGGATTGGGCAATCTGGACTGAACTTGTTGAAGCAATACCGCCTGCATTTACAAAATATTTAGGAGATCAAATTGGAAGCTGGTTATGATGACAAATGGATTGACACAGACGATCTAAGAGTTGTGTGTTGCAAATCACAGTCCACATATTGAGATGATTGGAGTATTTATGCGTAAGGCTACTTGCATCCCCATGCTAGGCTCTAAGCAAGTATTTGCCCTAAAGGCAAAAACGCGAGCCCGTAAGGGAAAGCTCGCGAGGTGCTGGCTATTCGGGATCGCTCTATTTGTTTTACAACTGCATCCTTTAGAAAGAGCTGAATCACAAGAACCAAGAACAAATCATTACAGACAATGGGCTTTTATACAGCTTAATAATCTTGATCATTTCTATTGTTTAGATGAATTGAATTACAAAGAATCAAGATGGAATCCAAAAGCCAAGAATGGTAGTCATTATGGAATACCTCAAGGTAGAAGCAAATGGTTATCTACAGTTGATGGGTTTAAACAGATTGATTGGCAATTAAAATACATAAAGAAGCGATACGATAATCCATGTAATGCACTCGCTCATCATAAGATTAAGGGATGGTATTGAGTAAATCAGCTTTAAGAACTACAGGTTCAACGCATAGATGGCGACAAATTCGTAATCGAATCTTGCGCCGGGATCAATTCATTTGCCAATACTGCAATCAAGAGGCAACAACAGTAGATCATGTCATACCAAGACGATTGGGTGGTCTTGATAGTGATGACAATTTAGTTGCTTCATGTCGTAGATGTAATTTAAGCAAGGGGGGGCGTTTTTTTGTGAGCGATAAGACACCACCGACCCCCCGTTCCTTTTCTAACCCACAAAACACCTCGATCGCCCACGATCAGACTGGATCGATTTGATCAACCTTCAAACTGGAGAGATCCTAAGTGATCCGATCTATTCGGGATTAGGAGGTGTGCAAACACCGCGTATTCACTCAAAACTCAATGATTTACCATCAAAAGGTCAAGAAATGATCGACTTTGCAACTGAACTGGGCATCAATCTCATGGATTGGCAAAAATATGTCTGCATACATGGTCATAAGATCCGACCAGACGGCAGGTGGGCTCATTCGGAACTGGGATTGATTATGGCTAGGCAGCAAGGTAAAAGCACGCTGATGATGCTTCGAATCCTGACTGGCATGTTTGTGTGGGGCGAAGGCTTGCAACTTGCATCAGCT